CTCAGGCCAATCCCTGAGTTTCATAAAATAACCTGTTGATTTTGCTTGCCCTATGGTCGCTGCTCGAAGTGCTGAATTTTCAGAGAGTTCCACCAACCCGCCTGACGAAGACGAAAACAGAAACTGTCCGAACCATTGCTAAAGAAATAGCGGATTTCCGCGCTAAGACTGCTGTTTTCCAGGGGATTCTAAAGAAGCGCCAAAATGGCTGAACAGGCAGATTATCGCTATGTGCTGATTGAATCAGTGGCATCACTTATTGAAAAGGCAAATGAGATTAAGCCTTCATCTCCTTACGATCAGGGGCGAGCGATGGCCTACTTTGAAATCTTGTCAGCGATGAAAAATGAAGCTGATTTGGTCGGTATTGCGCCGAAAGATATTGGCTTGAGTGATTTTGAAAACTTGGTCGGGATGAAAAAAGCCGCATGAACCCCACCATCATCGGCAACGCCACGCTGTACCTCGGAGCATAAATGGCTGGCGCTTCCCTCGACATCCAGCTTCAAATCAGCAACGCCGCTGAAGTCAAAGCCGCGTTTGAAGCCTTGCAAGCCAAGATCGCCGACCTGACTCCGGTATTCCAGGACATCGGCGAATCCATGCTGAATCGGACCCGTGAACGGTTTAACACCCAGACCGCGCCCGATGGCCGATCATGGCAAGCCTTGTCGCCGGACTACAAGAAGCGCAAGAAGAACGCCGACAAGATTCTGACCCTGCACGGGCGGCTGCGGGGCTTGCTCAACTACCGCGCTGGCCCCAATGAAGTCCGCATCGGCACTCCTTTAATACATGGGGCCACCCACCAGTTCGGCGACCGGCAACGCCATATCCCCGCCCGCCCGTTCCTCGGCTTATCACAAAGCGACGAACAGGCATTGCTCGACATCCTCAACGACCACCTTTCCCGCACTCTAAGCGGCTCCCGCAACCGCATTTAACTGCCGTTTAACTCCTCGATAGAGCCGCTTTATCGCCGTCGCCATACCAACGCCGCAACGCCGCAGTCCGCCCTCCCAACGCCTAAAATCGCCTGTCCTGCGCTCGCCTGCCGTGTCCGCACAATCTTCCCCCAAACCTAGATAAAACCATTATACTGATACCAGTTTTTATTTAGGTATTAGCCATAATGCTGATCGCCCGTGCTTGCAACCTTGCCTTCGACGGTTCCCCGCCGCCGGACTGGATTCAACTGCTGCCTGCCGGTCCCGCCATTACCGGTGCCGATGGTCGCGCTTGGACGCTGCCGGACTCCGCTGCGCTGCTGACCGAGTTCACCGCCCGCAACAAACCGCTCGTGGTGGACTGGGAACACAGCAGCGAACACCGCGCCCCGCAAGGGCTAGACGCCCCCGCCGCCGGCTGGATTGACCGCCTCGAAGCCCGCAATGGGGCGATTTGGGGCCATGTCGAGTGGACGCCCAAAGCCGCCCAGCAAATCGCCGCCAAGGAATACCGCTTTCTTTCCCCCGTGTTCACCTACGCCAAGACCGACAGCCGGATTGTCGCGCTCGTGAGTGCGGGACTGACCAACCAACCCAACCTGAATTTAACCGCCCTGAATCAGGAGCAAACCCCGATGGATTTAACCGCCATTGCCGCCGCCCTTGGCCTGGATGCCGGGGCGGATATTGCCGCCATTGTCGCCGCGATCAACGCCCTCAAGAGCGAAGGCGAAGATGCCGCCGCGATGAATCGTCGGCAACCCGACCTGGACAAGTTCATTCCGCGCCCGGATTACGACGCTGCGCTGAATCGCGCCGCCAATGCCGAACAGAAACTGGCGGAGATTGCCACCGCGCAACTGAACCAGCAGATCGAAACCGCGCTCAATACCGCCCTCAAGGCCGGGCAGATTTGCCCCGCCACCGTGGAGTTTTATCGGGCCGGTTGCCAAAAAGACGGCGGGCTGGAGGCGTTTAACCAGTTCCTCAAGACCGCCCCGCCGGTGCTGGGCGCCAAGCCGGAACTGGACGGCAAACCGCCTGCCGCTGCCGATGACGCCGTCATCACCACGGCATTTAACCGTCTCAGCAAATCCGCGTAAGGAGTTCACATGGCCACCAGCTTTACCGAAGGCAACTATGCCGCCGAGTTCCTCATCACCGAGGGGCCGAATACCTATTCCCGCGATGCCGTCACCGTCATTAGCGGGCAAACCCTGACCGCCGGGGCCGTGCTGGGCAAGATTACCGCGTCGGGCAAAGTCACCCTGATTGCCCCCGCCGCCAGCGACGGCAGCCAGACCGCGTTTGGCATTCTGCTCGATGCCGTCGATGCCAGCGCCGCCGACAAAGCCGGAACCGCCATTGTGCGGCTGGCCGAAATCAAGGCCGACAAACTGGCCTGGGGCAGCGCCACTGACCCGCAGATCGCGACCGCGACGGCGACCCTGAAAACCCTCGGCTTGATAGCCCGCTAGGAGGATATGCAATGGCGACGATGGACGTATTTAACAGCAGCGCGTTTACCGCGATCAGCCTGACCACGGCGATTAACCAGCAACCATTTATGCCCAGCCTGATCGGCGATTTGAAGATTTTCGCCGACAAGCCGATTCGCACCACGGCAGCCGCGATTGAATCCAAGAATGGATCGCTGGCGCTGATTCAGACCAGCGCCCGTGGTGCGCCCTTGGCTGAAGAATTGGGCGATAAGCGGGTCATCAAATACTTTGAGACCGTCCGTATTGCCAAGGCCGCGACCATTACCGCCCAGGAACTGCAAAACGTGCGGGCCTTTGGTTCGGAAAGCGAATTGCAGCAAGTCGCCAATGAAGTCGCCGACCGCTATGCCAAGCTCAATAACGATATTCAGTTGACCTGGGAGAATCTTCGTCTGGGCGCGGTGCAAGGCATCGTCATGGACGCCGACGGCACCACCACCCTGAGCAACTGGTTCACCAACTGGGGAGTCACTCAGCCGACCGAGGTGGACTGGGATTTGGATAACGCCAGTCCGGCCAGTGGGGCGGTCCGCAAGGTCTGCAATGACACTCTCCGCACCGCCATGCGCGCCCTCGGCGGGCTGTGGATTCCGGGCCGGTCTTATTTGCTGGGGCTGTGCGGCGATAATTTTTGGGATTTGCTGACGCAACACCCCGAAGTCCGTAGCACCTATCTAGCGACGCAAGCCGCAGCCGATTTGCGCCAGAATGGCTTGCCGTTTGAGCAATTCAAATACGGCGGAATCACATGGATCAACTACCGGGGCACCGACGACAACAGCACCGTCGCCATCAACACCGACAAGGTCAAATTTGTCCCGGTGAATGTGCCCGGACTGTTTGAATGCGCATGGGCACCGGCTGAAACCTTCGATTTCGTCAACACGCCGGGCAAGCCGCTGTATGCGCTGATGGTCAAGGATTTACAGCGCAACGCCTGGCAACGGGCCGAGCTGTATTCATACCCCTTGCCGTATTGCACCCGGCCCGCCGGACTGTTGCGCGGTAAGAAGACCTAAGCCATGCCTTACGCCACCCTGACCGATCTGGAAACCCGCTATCCGGGTGAACTGACTCTGGCCGGGCCGAAAGACCCGACCGGGGCGATGGATACCGTCGCGGTCGGGATCGCCCTGACCGCCGCCGATGACCCGATAGACCGGGCCTTGCGGACCATCGGCTGGGCGGTACCGCTGGCCGCGCCAGTGCCCGGTTGGGTCGTGGATTTGGCGGTGGACATTGCCCTGTATCTTACGACGCCGACCGTGCTGGCCTCGCAAGAGGATTTCAAAGACCGGCGGAAACGCTATGAAACGGCGCTGGAAATTCTGATGGACATTGCCAGTGGCAAGCTCATCCCGCCGCCACTCACCACCGGCGCGGTCGGCAGTGGCGTCTTTGTCAGCAGCCGCCCCCGGCAATTTGGGCCGGGGGTGTTATGAACCTGACCCCGGCCCTGGCGGCGGTGGTCGCCGACCTCACCCCCCGCTTTCCCGGCCTGACCGTGGACACCCACGGTGGCGCCTTCACCGAACGGGAGCTGGCGCTGTGGCTCGGCTCCGTGCCGTGTCTGCGGGTCGGCTGTCTGGGCCTGAACCGCATCGCCCCGCGTGGCGGGCGTGGCGGTTGGCAGGCCGATCTCCGCTGGTCGGCCTACATCCTGACCACCGACAGCCCTGCCGGTGACCGGCTCATCGTGGCGCTGGATACCGTGGATACCCTGCTGGCGACGCTCATCACCGGCCCCGGTTGGGGGCTGACCGGGCAACCGCCGCAGCTCGATACGATTCAAGCGGAAAACCTCTATACCGGCCCGGTCAACATCCTCAGCGTCGCGCTGTGGGCGGTGGCCTGGACGCAAACCCATTACTTCACCGGAGTCACTCCATGAGCGGTTTAATCTGTGCGGGCAACGTCTATCTCAACCGGAAAGTCTCCAGTGCCTACACTGGCTTTCACGGCCCGATCAACGCCACCAAGTTTTCGATCTCGGTCGGCAAATCCACCACCATTGAACGCCCCAGCTACATGCGGGATACCTACGGTCAGATTCTGGACTCCGTGGTCATTCCCGGCAGTTCGACCCTGACCATTGAAACCGACGATGCG